TCATTTATTCATCCACACGGTCATTTCGCCAGGATTGCGGTTTGTCCATGCATAGTAAGGGATGCACTTGATAAGCTTGTCCTCCAGGGCAGCAGGGGCGACAGGCCGGTAGAGGGCATCGCTTGGCCAGTCTTTTTCTTTTTTGCCTGTAAAGGAAAGGGTCACAATACCGCTGAGGAGATCTTTCTCCCATGCAGTTTTAAGATTATGAGGCTTTCCATTTTCAAGATCTGCGTGAATTTTAAAAAGTTCCTTCCCGTTATCAACTTCTTCAAGACAGTACACCACCGGTCCCCGGGTAATCGCAAGCTTGCCGGAATTTTCACGGACTTTGGGGTTTGCCTCGACAAAATTGACGGGCATATCAAACACAATGGAAAGGCTGTCGCCTGATTTCCATTCCCTGCTTATGATCGCATAACCATCGGCTTTTTTGTAATCTGCTTTTGCGCCGTTAAGCTCCACTGAACAGGATCTGCACCAGCCGGGAAGGCGGAAGGCATAATCGAACTTCGCCCCTTCCCCTGGGACTTGGAAATCAACGCGGACTTTTTCTTCCCAAGGATAGGATGTTTCAAGCTTTACCGTAACTTCTTTGCCCGAAAGCTGGGCCTTTGCGGTACTACCTATGAAAAGATGGGTGTAGAGGGCGTTGTCCTTGACTGAATAGATATAAGACCCCAGGGAAGAAATAATGCGCGCCAGGTTAGGGGGGCAGCAGGCGCAGGCAAACCACTTCTGCCTTACGCCTTTGACATGGCGCCTAATCCTGTCTTTTTCATTTGCCTCGGGGATCACTTCGAGGGGATTTACATAAAAGAAACTTTTGCCGTCCAGGGACATGCCGCTTATAATGCCGTTGTAAAGGGCTGTTTCGAGGACATCGGCAAAGCTGCCTTTGGGGGCGATGGAAAGCATGCGGCGGGCAAAAAAGGCAAGCCCAATGGAAGCGCAGGTTTCAGCATAGACAGTGTCGTTGGGAAGATCGTAATCATAGGAGAAGGCTTCGCCATAAGCGGATTGTCCTATGCCGCCTGTAATGTACATCTGTTTTTGCGTAATATTTTCCCAGAGGTCGCTGCAAGATTTTATAAGGGTATCATCCCCTGTAAGGCGGGCAATATCGGCCATGCCAGAATAGAGGTACACTGCGCGGACTGCGTGGCCTTCGGCAATATGCTGGTCCCGTACGGGCTTTCCTGCCTGGTAATACTGGTATTTTACGTAACTGTCTTTCCAGTAGAATTCATTGCCATTGCGTTTTGTCTCTTCTTCAAAATAGAGGGGAGATTGCCCCCGCTGGTCTATAAAATAGCGGGCCAGCTTGAGGTGCTTTTCATCCTTGGTTACATCATAAAGACGCACCAGGGCGAGCTCAAGGATTTCATGTCCCGGATAGCCGTGAAGCTTCCCCTCCTCTTTCCCGATATGGCGATCCACGCAGTCAATATAGCGGATAAAGGCATCCATCATTTTACGCTTGCCTGTCGCTTCGAAATAAGCGACAGCGGCTTCAGTAAAGTGCCCGAGGCAATAGAGTTCGTGGTTATCTTTCAAATTGGAAAAACGCTTATCAAGGCCCTTAATTATATAATAAGTATCAAGGTAGCCATCGGGCTGCTGGGCACTGCAGATAATGTCGATAGTATCGTCGGTTTCCTTTTCCAGAACCGGATCAGGGCGCCACACCAGAGAATAGGCAGCGGCCTCAATCCACTTGGCAAGATCCGAATCCTGAAAGACCATGCCCCCGAATCCTATGGCCTTGTCAAACCCATAGTCAAGCTCGGGATGGGTCATCATGGCGGCAACCTTGAAATTGCGTATGCAGAAGCTGGGCTCCGCCCCCTCTACCTTGTCGTTCAGCGCCTGCCACTGGTAGGGTATTACCTCGGTGCGCACCCTTTCCATGAAAGGACTCCAGAATTTATCGCTGATCTCTACGTTTCCAAGCGAGACCGGCATTGTGAACTGTGAATTATCCATAGTTAACCCTGCTTTAACTAATCTGCGTTTCAATATTCCCAATCATGCGGCGGAGCTTTTCGAGGTCGGAGAAGGGGCTTGAAGCCACCACCTGAGAGAGGCCCGAAACACCTGCCTGGATGAGCTCCGAGTTGTTTTCCTTCATGCCTTTATCGATAATTTCAAAATCTTTCTTTATTGCTTCCTGGCGCTCGGCAAAGAGGCGGCTGAAAAAGAATTCGTAAAAACTGTACTTCCCCGTGATCTCCTGGATCATGGCCTCTTTCATGGAATCGTAGCGCTTGATTTCCCTTTTGGTATGTTCCGATTCTTTGCGGGTTTCGAGGAGCAGCTCAAAAAGCCGCGGTATCTCCTCGGCAGGGATGGGGGCAGCATTTTTGAGGATCTTGGACATTTCTTTGCCGGGCATAATTCTCCTTGCTATAATAGGTTCTATTATACTGCGAAGCAAGAAATAAGTCATGCCCCGGGCGGACCGGACGGGCTAGTGAACCTGGAGCGCCCATTAAGGGTTATTGATTAGTAATTCCTTATAATATAAGTAGGTATCAAACAAAGATATTCTTTTATAAATGACGATTTATGCTCTTATCTTATTACAGGATATAGAATTAGTCAATAGCCTACATGAAATATCTTGCGATGGTTTACGATAAAGATTGACCCTTTGTTGCATACACAACTGCATACATTTTGCGATATTCAACGACAACCGCCCCATTCCCAATATAAAAAAGGTCATTTTATAAAGCCCACTTCCGCCGCTTTCATCCTATCCCCAACCCGAAGAAAAAAATAGTCAAAAACCCTCCGGGTTTTTTTCAAATCATTGTATGCCGCCGTCCCAAGGGCAGCCCTCCACGGTTCATCCCCGCCCTCTCTCCGCTCCCTTTGGTCGCTCCGTTCAGTTGGTCATGTCCCGTTCCGGGCCGCCCGATGCCTTAAACCCCAATAACCGCCGCTATCCCCTTCGGGGCAAGCGGCGCATTAGTCGGCAAGTGAAGCAAAATCCGAAGATTGCCAGCGGAAGCCACAACCCCCATTTTGAAGCATTTACCCGCTGTCCTCCAAAGCCGGGGCATACAAACAGCGGCCCTCCCATTGCCCCATACCGCCTAGCCCTCATGGGGACTAGACCGCATGGGGCAACTCCGGGCCGCCTAAAGCCGTATCCTGGCCGATGGCCCCCTCCGGCGCTGCGCTTCTCCGGGTACCACCGGCACCCCGGCTTTTCCGCCTGATCCCTTCGCAAACCGGGGCCTTCATTCCCCAACTGCCGCAATTCGGCAATCATCCCCACAAGCATTAAACCCAATTCCCCGTTGGCTTCCATGCCAACGGGGACATTCCGGGGGGCCTATCCTCACGGCCCCCCTCCATGCCGTATCCGTGCTAAAGCCTATAAACAGCGGCGCACACGCCGCCCGAATACCCCGTATAAAAGCATTTCTCCAACACCCAGTCAGCAAACTTTATCTACCCCACCAGTATCAGCGTAAGACAAAGCCCGTCCCCTTTAAGTCCTAAAGCAAAGAGGTAGTTAGAAAAAGCACAGCGAACTTTGTAAGCCCCTGGTTTTCGTTCTTCGGGCAGGGGCCTCTCGGCCCCCGCCACTCATCACTCATATTCGTATTTTTTTGGGGGGTTCGCTCTGCCCCCCCCACACCCCCCCCGCAATAAGGTAGCGTATGTGGGGGGGGCTCCGCCCGGCTACGCCCGCCCCCCAAAAAAATACTCACCCGCCGCAATGCGGCGGGTTGTCAGCGGCAACGTTGTCGGCTATAGTGCGGCGCATTTATCGGCTGGTAAAAAGTTCCCCAGAGGGCAGACCGTTACCTTCATCGGCAATAACCGCCCCCCCTCCGGCCCTGCGGTCCTCCGGGTAGGCGGCAAAAGTTTACAGCGGAAACCATCATCCCCAATTCCCTGACCGCCGCCTTCTCCCCCGAACCGGGGCCGATGTTGGGTGATGAAGCCTGGTCCCTCCGTAACACCCGCCCACCCCTGCGGGGAGGGCGGGCCGATACCCCCAACGCCGCCGCCGCCGATGGGTGAACCGCCCGCCCCCCTTCGGGGCGGCGGACTGATGAACCCAAGCCGCCGTCCCCGCCCCCCTTCGGGGGGCCTGGTGAAAAACCACCCCCCCCCCCCCCCCCGATTTTCCCCAATGTCAGATTGACATGGTGTTTTCAATTTAGAACATTTTTCCAAGGGATTACAAGGTAATATGTATTCTTTTTTAAATGACAGAAGCGTCAAGAAAAATATTATATAAGGAACGCTAAAGATAAATCACGCCCGATTACTACAAAACCGCCGAATTTCAATGACGCATAGCCGATGAATAACCCGTCAATGTGTCGGCGCAAGCGACATTTTTTCATGCCAAAGCCGGATATTTTTTTTAGCCAAGGGGGGAGCGCGCGCCCGCTTAAATTGCCCGTTTTTGTGTAAGTCAAATTCAAAATCCTGTCAAAACGAAAAACACGAAGCAAAAACCGCTTATTTTCGTATAAAAAAAAGGCTCTGCTGCCTACTCAATAGCAACAGAGCGCACACAAAAAACGCCTATTTTTATACCGCCATGTCTTCACGGCCCACAGCAAAGGGGGCAGGGGGGAAACGCAGGAACTACGACAACTCCGCTTTAAGCATAATCCCCCGCCAGAACCGGGCCTCCGCCGTCCGCCACTTCTCAAGCCCCATTTCCTTCAGCCGCATAGCCATGAACCGCTCACTAAAGGCTCGTTCATTGTTTTCCTCACACCATTCCTGGTACGCCTTGAACAGTTCCCGTGCCTGGACAGAAACCCCCGGCGACTGGATACAGCACTCTTTTATAAACGCCCCCAGCACATCCATTTCACTGCGGTACTCCTCCGTAGCGGAAGTGACAACCGCCGGGGCCGCAAGCCCCGTCTTAAACCAGTATTGGCACCCCGCAATAAGCCAGTTCAAAATCCCCGGCCCCTCCTCCATCAGTTTCTGTTCCAGATGTTTGTCCTGTTTCTCCGGCGCAATGGTCGTAATAAAGGGGATCAGCTTAATCCGCCGCCAAATCCCGTTATCCGTCCCCTTGATCATCGGCTTGTGGTTACTTGCCATAAAAATTTTAAAGGTCGGAATAAATTCAAAATACTCCCCGTACAGAAAGCGGGCGGTCATAGCATCCGTCCCGGTAATCTGCTTAATCAAGGGTTCCGAAAGCCGCTTCCCCTGTTCCGCTTCGGAAGTTACCACAAACCGGGTTCCCCGCAGCCGTGCAATATCATTGCTAATCTGGTCCCCGCTCCTTTTCATAAACGTTTCCGTGGAAGCCGCAATCGCATAATCCCCCAGGAGTTTCATCAGCACATTCAAAAACGTGCTTTTCCCATTCGCACCGGAGCCGAACAAAATAAACATGGTCTGTTCCGAGGTATCCCCCGTCAAAGCCCATCCCGCCGCCCGCTGGAGAAATTCGATCAGTTCGCCCTTGTAGTCCATAACCTCCCGGATAAACTGCTTCCAGACCGGGCAATCCGCTTTTTCGTCATAATGCACCTGGGCAATCTTGGTAATCATATCCTCCCGGCGGTGTTCCCGGAATTCATTCTTCCGCAGATCAATAGTCCCGTTCTCCACGTTGAACAGCCACGGGTCTTTATCAACATCCGTACTGGTAATGTTCATCTCCTTCATCAGCGATGCCGATTCAATAAACGCCTTACGCCGCCGCAGGGCTTCACTCTGCAAGGCGTATTTTTCAATCTCCATCCTATCCCGGTAATCGTCAGTTTTAAGCATTTGGTCATAAATACTGTGGATAACCGCCAGCCCCTTGTCATGGATCAAGAACCCCTCGTCAATCTGCCAATGGTTATCGGTCCACACCACCCATTTTTTCCATGCCGCATTATACCGGATGTCCTTCCCATGCTCCCGCACCAGACGCAAAGCGTTACTGGTATCGGTATACTGGATTGTCCCCTCTTTAAGCTCTTTCAGCCTATAATAAATCGATTCATCCCCTACTGGTTCTGCCATACGTCATACCCTCCCTGCAATAAAGCCTTCGCGTACATCTTGTACCTGAACGCCAACAGATCAAACGCAAGCTCCGGTGTCGGTTCCGGCAATTCATCCATGCACCGCTGGTACATCGAGAAAAGGAGCGTCAGCGACCCCGGCTTGTGTAAATACTCATGGTTCTTGAAGAACGCCGCCGCCCGGTATTCGTCATCGGGCATATCAATTTTTTTAAGCCGATACCACATCAAAAGGTCATCCGCCCACTCAATTTCATGGGCGGCAAATTCCTCTAACGCCTTCTGTTGTTTCCGCACTTGATACTTATACCGATCAACCGGGTCTTTCCAGCGCATACACCTCTCCCCCCGACAAAAAACCAAACGAGAAAAATTAAAACAGCAACAATGAAAACTACCACACGCCCCGCAAGGGCGGCGCCCGCGCCCTCAAATCAATATGTTCCCCAAACGCCCTCCGTGCGTTTAACGTGGGAACATCACAGAGGAACCATATAAACAAAAATAAAATAAACAGCAACACTATTTACCTTCCGTCCAGATAAAGACCTTCGCTGCTCCCCCGGCGGCAGTCCTCCCGTCCCCAAAGGTGATAAAAGCCCAGAACGTCCACCATCCCGCCCGGTCTATCTCCCCCTCAATAACCTCATGGAAAATAACCCCCTTCGCCATGTCCCCAACCCCCGCCGCAAACTCCCCCGTAGAACCGTCAGGTTTCCGGTACTTAATAACCGCCCCCTCTATCCCCTCCAAATCCGTAAAGGTCTTAACCGTAATCCGTAATGCACTTTGCCCCCGATAAATTTTATTCATCCTAATTCCCCTCTCCAAATTCCTAATGTATCCGGCTTTCAATTTCCAAGTTCCGGCATACCGCAGACTTCAACACAATTTCCTCATTGCTTTTCAGGAACCGCCGCAAAAGATAATCCCGCACCAGCCCCACCGTTACCAGTTTTATAAATACCCCCAAGCTCCGCAGGGGAAGCCCGGTTGACCCGGCTATGTCAAAGGCTTCCCGGTAGTATTCCCCTTGATGAACCGTCCCCGCATAGTTCCCCGCCTGTTCATACAAGCCCCGAATATACATGCTCAATTTTCCGGCGTTATCCGTTGCCCCTGCCTGTTCAATAAGCCGCCGTAGCAATCCTATAAAAGAAACCACCCCATCCACAGTTTTAGCAGTTTCAGGCAAAGCCCGGAAAATCCCCCGGCTCCGGCTAATCCCGTCATTGCTTCCCGCCGTTGTTCCAATGCTCCGGTTGTTCCCCATACTCCGGTTCGCCGCCGCCGATGAACGAGCCGTCTCCAACAGGGATCGGTACACGTCCCGGCAATAACCCAACGGCGTAAGTACCCGTAATGTTTCTCTAATACTCCGGTACATTCCCCGCAGCCAGGGCGTAGTATCCGTCCCCTTCACTTGCGCCGTATGCTTTCTGATATAACTTGACCCATGTCCCAAAGCCGTACCATTCTGCCCGTTCATTGTTAAAGTCTTTTTATAGTTCGCCGTTAGTTTCCGGGCATCGGTTAGTTTTACCCCTTGGGTCAGCGTCCGGGTATAGTTCTGCGCCTGTATTGCGGTATACTCAAAATACCAACTCCATTTAATAGTGCAGTAGGTAGCCCATTGGTTAAGTTCAATAACCGGCGGTGGTAATTCTTCATCATAATCTTCCGGGTAACTATCATAATCAGGCCAAAACTTCCAACACTTGCCGCCGTAATCGAATCGGGTAGTAAACCATGAGGACTTTACCCCAAACCAGACATAAGAACCCACCGCTAAAGAGCCGTCAATACTAAAAGTATTTGAACACCATCCGCCCCGTGGTGTTATATCTCGTTCATTTCTCGACTTCCGTAGATACGGTTTTGTATTATTATCCGTATAGAGGCCAGGCATACACGTTTCAGATTCATCCCAATAATCATACACATAGGCCCTGCAATTACCGCCCCCGCTTTGATTAACCAGATATTGATTTAATGCCATTTCACCATCAAGTATAGGGCGATCATATCTACCATTATTCGGATCAGGCCCGGTTATTTGGCTCCCGATAGTATTAGTCCCGATTATCGGATCAACAATCACTGGGTACTTTGCGTCCGCAAGCCACGTTTCCGGTATGGTAATACAAAGCCTATTCCCGGCAATGGACAATTCTCCCCAAACCCACCGCCCCCGACTATCAATAATTTTCGGGCGGTGAATATGGCAGAGCTTCCCGGTTCCTTCCCCTATAAGCGTTTCCCTTTTGTAAACGGCGTAACTGCCTTTCAAAAACGGATCACGGACAAAATCAGGCTGCCGGAAAAAGTCATAGTTTTCCGCCCCGTCCATTGTAAGGCAAACAGTATTACTCTCCGGCTCCCTATTCAGAATGCAATCGTATTCAAAGCGATCCCCACCCAGGATAGTAAACCTATGGCTTCGCTTCCCTCCCCGGTAGAGGAGTTGCCGCCTGTCCCCCCGCAGGGAGAACCCCTCCCCATCATCAAGCGGCCTAAAGCGGAGCGGGGGAACCGATCCCGCTTTTCCCCACCGGGTAAGCCCCCAATCAGGAACTTCCCGCCCCAGGTCTACCGTAAGCGGAAAGTCCCCCAGGGACTGCCGGAAGGTCATTGGCCGAGTATCGTTATTTCCCATTGTATTTGTAATGTATCGCTGGATGTTACATTGACCACCGGGGTAATTTGTGCGTAGGCCAGACAGTTAGAAGAACCCGCATTGCCATTCAGTAAACAGGCTTCATTTATCCCGTTGACGTTGAGCGTCCCCGCCGCAAAGGTTGCCCGGTAAATCAGGGTCGTATCCCCAACACTGCCCCAGGCCGCCTTTAATGCCGGATACCCCGAATCAAGGGCTTTCATTGATCCGGTAGCAGTATTACACCGGGTATTAGTCTTGGTACTATTCCCGGTCCAGCCAGTCCCCACCTGAATAAACCCCGTTGAACTCGTTACCTTCGCCTTATTGGGGCTTACCAGCAAAGCATCGGCAATCAAAGCGTCCCCTTCACGAGTAACGATGTTGTGGTGATGATAACGCATAGGCCGCCCCGGTATCCGAAAGAGCCGCCCGAACCATGTCGGCGACCGCCGCTTCACATTCCCGTCCTTATCCAGAACCTGAACCGTAACCATTCCCTTAATCAAAATCCGGTCTTTCATTTATCGCCCTCCATAAATCGCAATAGTCCCGGCTCCGATAGCAAAGCCGGATAATAAACAAATCACCCCGGTAATCACCGCATTTTTAATTCCCTGTTTTCTTGCGGTTTCGTATTTCCCCCGCCAGTGATGACTTTCCGCTATAGCCCTGCTTTCCCGTTCAATGGAAGCCAGGGCTGCAGCCTTAGCCGCTTCCGCCGCCGCCTGTTCTATGGCTTCTTCCGCAGCAGTTGTTAAATCTTCAATCAGCGTGTCGATCTCTAATTCGCTGTACCGCCTCATTTCGTTTCCGGTTGAATTCTTCGCTTGCACTGTCGGCGGCTCCCCGAACACCGGGGGTAGTTTCAAGAAACTCATAAGGATCACGGTTGCGGTAATCATCCTCAATCGCCTGTATCTCATTCTGAACCTCCATGTATTCAAGTAGTTTCCGGTCCCGCTCATGGAAGAACCGGAATGCCGTAATAACCAAAACCAGAACCAGCATACCCGCCGCCCCGGTTAAAACCCCCTTCCAAAAATTCCTCATTCCAAATTCCTCCATCGGGAAATTACTTTAAGACCAACAATCCCAAAAAGCACCATCACCATTACCGCAAACCAAATCCAATCCCGGATAAGCCCCTTCACTAAAAGCCATGTCGCAAGGTACAAACAGAACGGCTTGAAGCCGAGCATTTTAGAGGGCAGGGCAATAAGCCGCTTCGCCAAAATCGCCCACAGTTCCCGCCTCGTATGTTCCCAGCTTGCCTTATCAGATATTTGAATCCCGTCCGAATCACTCATAGTCCCCTCCGTCAAAAGTAAAGAGACAACTGTTCATCCAGTCCGTACTGGTTTCCCTTTTCCGCAAGCCGTTCAAAGGCTTGCCGATCAAGCCCCCGTACCGCCGTAGAACTGCCCCGCTGCCAGAACCAGTCAGATAATTCCTTTATGGTCTTTACCCGTGCCCCCGGCTCCTGTGCGTTAAGCGCAATCCCCTCACCAGCCAGTCCCGCAACATGGGTGGCTGTCCCCGTCTTACCGTCAATAAAAAATGCCGCCCGTATACTGCCCGCCTTCGGTTCTTTCACGGTGAAAAACCGCTTGTATAAATCGTCAGCAGTAGTCCGTATCAAAAGCCCTGTTGCCATAAACAAGGCAAGACATACCGTACCGGAACAATCAGCCCCTTCCGGGTTTTCCTGTCCCCATTTATAGGGACTGCCATATTGGAGCAGAAGCGCATAGATATACTTTTCAGCATCCGACATTTTTTCAAACTGTCGCTGTTCATTTTTGAAGATAGCGTCCCATTTAATACCCATTACTTACCCCCTGTGCTTAAAGAAATTGACAATGATACTCACCGCCAACGCCGCCAAAGAAATAAACACGCTCACCACCGAAAGCTGTTCCTTGTTCCGTTCCGCCTCCTTCTTTTCCAGTTTTTCAACCCGTCCCATGACGTGTTCCTTGAATTCCCGCAACTGCCCCTTGAGTTCCCGCATTTCCGCCGTGTTCTCAACCAAAAGCCGCCTGTCCGATTCCGTCATACCGTTACCCCCTGTATTGCTATTCCGTTTACCCGCCATGCCATCCCCCTAAACTATTTCTTCGATCCGAAAAGCCGCCACAAAAGCGGCATCCCGCCTATACCGCAAAGAAAAGGCGTTAATAGCCCCTTTCAATGTTTCCGTTTTAGTCTCAATGTTTACCGTTGCCCCAATCCGGGCATGGAATAATCCCCGGTGGGTCTTTACGGTAAACTCACGCCGTTCCTGTAAGCGTTCCGCCAATTCCCGCATAGTCCAGTCTTCATAGTGTGGGTGTCCATTTACCTCCATTTCCGAAAAATAGGAACCCGATACATTCAAAGCCGCCGTCCCGTATTGGGCGATAGCTTCCGTATCCCGCAAAAAACAAGAGCGGTTTAGGTCAAGTACAATAGGCCGCCCATAAATAGAAGCCTGCCGCAAGTCCCCATTTAATGCCGCGCCAGCGGCTTCTAATTCCGTATTCAAGGTGATAAGCGCCTTATCATGGTGGGTAGTAACGTCATAAGCGGAATACGCAAAAGGGCCGCCCTCATAGTCAAGCCGTTCCGTTGCTTCCTCTAACGTGTCTATCTGGTCGGCGTAGATTACCGGACGTTCTGCGCCTTTACTATCCTTAATCCGGTACTGCGCTTCATACCCTTGATTCTGAATATCCCGCAACACCGTAGAGCGGAAAGGATACATCGGCGTTAGGTCCGTATTATACAAAACCGGGGGATCGTCATAGCGCCATATCTCCTGTTTTTCCAAAGCCACCGGAATATTTATTTTGAGCCGTATCGTATTCCGGTACTGTTCCGCCCGTGCCGTTTCCCGCAGGTAAAAGATATGCTCCCCGGAAAAGGTGTAAGAAGATTCATCGACATTTTCAGTTTCTTGTTGATACGGCGAATGGGCAAAGACCAGCGGCTTTTCCGGCGCACACTCCAAATGCGCCCGGTAGGTTTTTGCCAATTCAGAAAGTTCAGTCCAGATATTTTTAGTCAGCTTCACGTAAGGTAAAGTAATAGGGATAGTAGCGCAGTCTATATCCCCGCTTTCTATCCCCGCCCGTTGAGCGATAAGATGAACCAGCGATTTTTCCGCTTGTGTTTTATCGCAAATAACCGAGTAGGTGAATACCGCCGGATGCGTCCAGTCCCGGCTATTTTCCGTTCTCCGCAGCAAGGCCGAGCGGTCCCGCAGCCCCAGCCGCAAAGTACGCCGCCGTCCCGGCCCCCGTATGTCCTGGAACCCGTTATCGTCCACATACAAAACAAATCGCTGGAACCAGGGTAAACCCTCCCCAAGAGAAAAACTAATCCGTACCTCCCGCCCGGCACCCCGCCCACCATTCCCCCCGCAAGCATACCCGCCGTAGGTGTTATCCAGTAACACTTCCCCCCGTGCCGTAGTCCCCCCGGACACTTCCTTTAACCCGTAAAACACGGCTTCAATAATGTCATGCTCAAATACCGTTTCATAAAAACCTGTACCAGACCAATCAAGGCTAATCCGCACCCGTACCGGGCTGTCCCCCTTTTCTATGGCTTCAACTAAAGCAGTATCAATGTCATAAAATTTCATTCGATGATCCCTTCTTCCGTGTTATACACGTCAACGGAAAAATCCCCGGCGCAGTAATACCGCAATGGCCCAATAACCGTATCCCCGGCATTGATCGCCGTTTCGTCAGCCATCAGCACCAGCCGGGAAAGGTTCAGCCGGAAAGCCCCATATAAACGGTGGACGTAATGGTCATGCAGTAGTTGTGCGGTAATTTCCAAGGTCTCAATAATCGGAGGGATCTCCGTTGTGGTATTCATGGCCCGGTGTATCCGTACTTCCGTTTGCGTTCCGCCATCCTTCCGGGTAGCAATAGTCAGCCCGTAGATGTTTTTATATTCCGTTCCGTTGATCCGGTACTTAACCCCGTCCTCTTTGAATCGCTCTCCGCCATAAACTGCGGCCCGATCTGGGTAAGGGTAGGAAACAGGCGGCATACTTCCGGCTATATCCAATTTCAGTTTTACCGCTTCGCCTTGCATAATCCGCAGTTCAAAATCCCGAACCCGGCACCCTTCATAAAGCGTCCGCACCGGCCCCCGGTCTTGTATCAAATCGAACCGTAGACCGCTTTCCATAGCCAAAAGGTTTACCCTATGCCGGTATAAAACCCGTGTCCCGCTCACAAAAGCCGGAAGCCCCGACCGCCCCAGGGCCAGCACAAAAATCAAAGGGGCGCTCTCGATGGTAAGCGGCGTAACCACGCACCCCGTAACCCCCCGGCTCTGCCGTATTCCCCCGCAGTTTCCGCCCCCCTCAATAGCCGCTTCTTCCTTCAAAACCGATACCGCTTCCCTAATCGTTTCCTCCGAGTAAGGCACCCCCATTTCCCGGTACTCTGTTTTCAAGGTGATACAACAATCACGGCCTTGTACGCTCATACCGTCATCCCCTCCACAATTACTCGTAGGCTAATAACCAATTCCCACCCATCCCCGCAATACGCTTTTTTCGGCGGCACATACTTTTTCCCGGTAATAACCGCCCTGTCCGCCACACCCCCCAGGGTGGAATCTTCCGCTACCGCCTTCCCAACCGCCGCCCCATAAGCGTAAACATCCCGCTCACTGTCAGCCGTTTCCGGCACATTCAGGCTCACGGTCAAAGCAAAAGCGTCTAAACGAACTATCCGTTCTTTCTCCGACCGCTCACATTCGGTAAGCCGCAGAACAGGCGCAACCGCCCCCACACCCGCAGGGGCATCGAACTCAACGGGCGCAATCTTAAATTCACACCCCTGCAAAATTTCATTAACCCGCCCGGTCAAAAGGTTTTCAAAGGCGGCAAGTATCTTTTGCTCCGTCATATCAACCTCCGCTGGTACGGCTCCAAAAGTTCCTTGGCCCGCTCCGGCATCTTCGCTTCCAAAAACTCCCCGTTCGCTCTTTGGCCCACCGTAACGCTGCCCCCTACAACCCCAATCTTCTTCCCCCGGAACCGCGCCATGTTCCATACCGCCAGTTCAAGGCAAGCCGAAGCCAGGTCCGCCGGGGCATCCGTGGGCTTATACCCCGCCACATACCGCACCCGTACCGAAAACGGTGACGAAACCACTCCCGGCCGAATTTCCAGACAAAACGGCATATCCTCCCCAACCCCGCACTGCGGTATGCAGTGGAACAGTTCAGGATCAATGTCCACAGCGGGTTTCCAGGACCTGTGTTTTTGGACCTCTAAAATTTTCCTTACCGGGTACTGCTTCAGCGGTACAAACGGGTCGTCCGAATATTCGTGTATTTCCGTCAGTTTGCTTATCAGAAGCCGCCGCCTGCAATATTGCTCTATGCTGTAGGTGGCGGTTACAAGACAGTACCGGGAAAGGGCATCGTCCCGGTCATCAATGCCGAGGATCTCCTTAAAGTCCGCAAGGGAGATCAGTGAATGAAAGGAACCTGCGGTTCCCATTGTTTGGTTTTCCATGAAATCAGGATAAAACGGCTTTCAACAACTGGATATTTCACAAAGGTAATATTTTAGAGGAATTTTAAGCAGATTGCGTGTGGCGGCCATGGGCTATGGCTTCAGTAGGCAGGATTCCCCCCTTGTTTCAAGCCCTCTATAGCTGGTACAATTTAGGGCAAGAGCTTTAACGCCCTAAGCCCAAATTATGGCTTTTGATGAGGAGTTAGGCTCAAAAAGATACCAGGCTATTTGCGTTACAGAAAGGACGATATACGCATTCGCTTATATAACAAACAGGGATGTAGACTTAAACGAATTTTGTATAAAATACGTTAAGTGAAATTTGAAAAACACCGAACGGATTTACAAAAGGCCTAATATCTAGCAAAATAAAAACACGAGTTTATGCTATAGCCAAATGTGGTTGTAAGATAAAAGGAGTTGAAATGGAAGAAAGATTATCATTAACTACAATTGCAAATTGGCAATTAAATAACGATGATTCAAATGTTATGTTACCCTCAATGCAACGGGGTTTCGTGTGGAAGTATGCACAAATAGAGAATTTATGGGACTCATTGTTACGCAAATTTCCTATTGGCTCTTTTTTGTTCTCAAAGGCTGGTGAAAATAAAAATTATTTAATGGATGGACAACAACGTGCAACAGCAATTGCATTAGGATTTTATAATCCATTTATAGAAAACATGACTGCTTGGTCTATAAAAGGTTCACTTCCGGTTATCTGGTTGGATATTAAACCTGATACAACAGATCTAGGAGATCGCAAATATCTTTTTCGTGTTACCACACGTTCACAACCATGGGGGTATCGTCAAAATTCTAACCAAAATCGCGGCATTTTGAGTGTTGCTGATAAACGAAGTGCATTAAAAATATTTGAGCAATTTCCTGATAATAATGGCAAAGGGTATACAACTTTTAGCAATAAAACTGTCTTTCCGTATGATTCATATTATCCAATCCCACTTTCATTTTTTTTAGATAAAATATTTTATAAACAAATGTCAAATTCAGGTGATATAGCAGATGCTGTAATTGAAGACTGCAGAACTTTCCTGCCAGAATATTTAGTAACAAAATATAATTATTTTTCATCAAAAGAAAAATTTATTGAAAAACTTGAAAAAAACTTGTATGAGACACTTGAAAACATATGCAAAAAGTTAATAGAAATTAAAGATACTAAAATTAATTACGACTTAGTTGGCGATGAGGTTTTATTAACTGAGGATAATATCGAAGATGACAGCGCTGATCCAACGCTTTTCGTAAGAATTAACTCGTCTGGTACATCATTAAGCGGCGATGACTTAATCTATTCAATATATAAGGCATTGTTTCCGCAAACAAAAGATTTAGTTGAGAAAATAGGTCGATCATTTATTCCTCCCACTCAAATTATTAATATTGCATCACGAATTGCTATGAGTGAACTTGAGCCAGATCGAAAATATCATACAAAACTGAATGTAAAAACATTTCAAGAACGTTTAAAGAGAAAAGGGTTTCGAAATAAACTAACGGATTTAATTGGCAACGATATTTCCAGCCCCATTAAACAGGCATTTGATGTTGCAATTGACACACTTCTGTTGACTGATAGTGTAAATGTTCCTCCTATACTTGTAAAAGATTTTATAAAATCTTCACAGACTTTATTTTTATTTTTGATTTATTGGATATACAAGAATAATTTTATAATAGCTAATGAAAATAAAAAACCATGTGTTGCAAAATTAATGGTTTGCTCATATTTTTCGCTCTCAGGAGAAGAAGAAACAGTTCAAGGTTTTTGGGAACATAATTCTACTGCTGATTTCTGGACTAAACCGTTAAATGAGTATTTTGGAAAAACATTATTGCCAGTCATAGCACCAGAAATGCTGTATGATTATTATGCAAACACTACTGTTATGAAACATTTTACAGATATTGATTATGCTAAAGAAAATGATATTTGGGAGTTACCAAGGACTATTAAAGTAGGTATGGCAATTGTCGAATATTATAAAAATATTTCAAAAAAATTTACAGATGAACAAATCTCAAACTATTTTTCTATGTTTATTAATAAAATATTCTATCTTAAAAAATTAGTATTGTTTGCTCAAAGGGATTATATAAATAAAGAATTTTCAGATTTCAACCAATTAGACGATCTTGAAGATACTGATTCGCCATGGGATCAGGATCATATCTATCCTGATAGTTGGATATACTATAAACAAGGAATTTTAGATAGCATACGAGAATGGAATACATCAATTGGTAATTTTAGAGCACTATCTTTAACCCAAAATCGAAGCGAAAATAACATTTTGTCACCAGCCGCACGATTAGATGATCAAGATGATGGGCTGAAGGGAGAATATTTGCGACAAATATCATTCGTCTTAGATAATGATTGGGAATATTGGAAGGAAATCACTAATAGAATAAAAAATGAAAAGGATGATCAAAATTTATATAGAGCAATCTCTACACGAATGGTTAATATTTACAATGAATGGTGGAATACGTTCTCAATTGGAAAATTTGTAAGAACCTGATTGTTTTTCTGGCAACGCATAGGTGTCAGGTACCGAAAATGCCTAGTGTCCCTCTTGTAAGGGACACTACCAGTATCGGAGTAATTTCTTCTTTAAGGAGCACATCTCACATCCCCTCCACCTTCTCCACCTCCAGCGACACCGCCCCGTTATCCTCACACACCCGCCCATACACCAACAGCGGGACTTGATCAAACAACAACCTGCCATACCTATCATAGACCTTAGGGAAAATAACCGTTTCATACAAAGCCGTTTCATCTTCAAAGGTTAAAAATGACATGGTAAGACCGTCCTTTGTCCAGACCTCTTTTTGGGTAATGGGCCACCCCACCAAACAGACATACCGCCCCAGGTATTCCCCAATATGCACCGCCTTAACCCGCTTGACCGCTAAAACCTTATCCTTCCACAAAGCCAGCGGATGAAGGTTCCGCAGGAATCCCAATGCCCGGTATTCCTCCCATAACTCCTCATTGACCGTTTTCTTTTTCACCGGAGCCGGGGCCAGTGCTGCCCCCCCGCCAAACCGATACACCGGGGCCACCTCTGCGGCAAACAATTCATCCTGTCCCCTCCGGGCCGCCCCGGTATGGGCCTTCAATAGTTCTCGCGCTTGTAATGTCCGTTCCCGCCCTTCTGCGATATTGTCAAAAATCCCCGCAGGGCAAAGGGCAATAATATCATCCCGGCCCAACTTAACCCGCCGTGCAAAATCCCCCAGGCTTTTATAAGAGCCACCCCGTTCCCGCTCCGCAATAATCGATTCCCCACCGGAAGCGGACAGCCCCTTAACCGCCATAAAACCCACAACTACCGTATCCTGTTCTCCGTAATACCGCCACCGGCTTGTATTCACGTCCGGCCCCTGAACCCGCAAACGCATACGGCGGCATTCCGCAACATACGCATGGGGCCTATAATACCCGCCTTGATTGGACAACACCGCCGCCATAAATTCAGCCGGAAAATGAACCCGCAAATAAGCCGATTGGAAAGAAACCATTGCATACGAAGCCGAGTGGGGCTTACAAAAACTATACCCGTCAAAACTCAACATCATGTCCCATATTTTTTGTATTACATCCTCAGTAACACCGTTTTTCCTGCACCCCTCAAAAAACTGTTTTTCATACGCCGCAAGTTTTATCTCTGCCTTTTTTGCAATCACCTTCCGCAGTTTATCCGCTTCAACTTCGTCAAACCCTGCCAGCGCCACCGCCGTCTTACTCACATCCTCTTGGTAACATAAAATCCCGTAGGTCTCATCCAGAATGTACGCCAGCCGTGGATGAAGCGGTTCCCATGCCCCGCCCTTTAATCTGCGCACATACTCATTGATAAACGTATTTGCCGCAGGGCGTATAATACTGGAATGAATAACAATATGCTCAAAATCCCCCGCCCCGGTTTTTTTCTGTAATTGCCGCATAGCCGGAGACTCAATGTAAAACACCCCCATGCTATCCCCACGGGCCAGGGCCGCTACCGTAGGGCCATCCTCAACAGGCCGCCAGGTATCCCGGTCAATGGAAATCCCCTGTTCCTCAAGGTTGGAAAGAGCATCCCGGATCACCGCGAGAGAACGGTTCCCCAGCAGATCAATTTTTACAAACCCGGACGCTTCTGTTCCGTCTTTTTCCCAGCTTAACAGCGGGTATCCGTCCAAAGAATTTTCTATCGGTACATACCTGTCTATCCGTTCCGGGGTAATCACCAGCCCCCCGCAGTGCATGGATAAGCCACGGGGCAGCCCTTCAATTTTTTTCGCAATATCAAGAATTTCCAACCAGAGCGGATCACTCACACCCGACTTATCTCCAAAGTGAAACAATTGCTTTTCTATCTGCGAAATTTCAGCGTCCCCAAAGCCATACGCCTTTGCCGCTTCTCGAAAAGCCGACCGGGGCCTGAACATATTATGATTGGCAACACGGGCGCAGCGATCTTTTCCAAACCGCTCTATCACCCGTTTAATCAGATCATCCCGTTCATCCCATGCAAAATCAACATCAATATCCGGGGGGTCAGGTCTCGCAGGGTTTAAGAACCGCTCAAAATATAAATGGTGTCGCAAAGGGTCAACATTGGTAATCCCTAATGAATACGACACAATAGAAGCCGCTCCCGACCCCCGCCCACAGGTTCGGGAAGCCATACGGACAATATCATCCATCACGAGGAAATACGGCGCAAACCCCTTGCTGTTGATGATCCCCAATTCGTAATCAATACGCCCTAATTCAGCATCCCCCAATTCCCCATACCGGGCCGCCGCCCCTTCCAGTACCCGCTTGTATAATTCATCCCCCGGTGTTGTTTCCGTTGTGTACCCCGGAAAAATCCAGTCCTCAAATAGTTCATGGTAAACGCAAGCCGCGCTAATTTCCTTCGTTCCCTTCACCGCTTCCGGCCACGATGAGAGCCGCCCCGCCAATACCGAATCAGAAAGGAGCAAATGACTATCCTTTTTTACCGTATCCCCTTCGCTCAAATTGCCGACCGTTTTACCCAAATCAATAGCCCGCAGCACCCGGTGAATCGGATAATCTTCTTTTTCCAAAAACAGGGCAGTATCCAGAAAGGCCAGCGGAACGCCAAGCCTACGGCTGGGGCCTATGGCCCCAAGGGAATCGGGGCTAATTGCCGCATACAAAGATTGAGAGCGGCCCGCCAACGCTTCCAAAATAACCTCATCCGAAGAAGCCAAAATAAGCCCGGCAGCATCCTGCCGCAGTAATGATACAGGCTTGTAATTTTCCTTATCCCGATTTCTCATAGTTAAAATTTCACAGAGCCGGGAGTACCCTTGCCGGTCTTTAACAAAGCAGTAGACCGCCCCCTTTCCCGGAACCGTCAGGCAAGCACCGATAATAGGGCGTATCCCCATTTCCTTAGATTTTTCCAGAATGACAGGTAAACCGTACAGATTATCCCGGTCAGTAAAACTAAGGGTATCGGTTCCGCAGATTTTGGCGGCTTGTATCATATCCTCCGGCCGCCGCACCCCATAGAGTAGCGAGTAAGCCGAACAAAGCCCCAGGCGTTCACGCATTTGAAACACTCGGCAATGACAGTACAGGCTCCTTGCGTGAAGCCGCATACACCGCCGCCGTGGTCAGCATACCAGGCCCGTATTTATTCCGTACCTTGTCCGCCGCTTCCTGTAGTTTCCGCTGTTTCGTATCTTCCGCTATCTCAAATAAATCAGGGGACCACCCCAAGGGCCGCAGATCCCCCAGGGTCAGCGTAATGCTCCGTATCCTCAGCCGCCGGACTACCGCTTTTAAGTAAACCCGCTCTGCCGCCGCCGCAATGTCCCGGTCGGTAATACAAAGCCGCCGTTGCTTCTCCTGTCCTTCAGCCCGGACCCCATCGGCGTAAACGATATGCAGCAGCACCGCCGCAGTTCCCCATTTTTGCCCCCGCATTTCAATACCGCCCGTTTCCGCCAGAAGCATAAGGCCGCCCCGAATAACGTCAAAATCCAGCGTATCCTCGGCAAAGTCCAAATGTTTTTCGATCCGCTTTTCCCCCAGGGAAACAGTTTCCACCGGACTATCGTCAATGCCCCGTGCCGTGTCCCGGAGATGCCGCCCATGCTTCCCGAAAAGGGAAACCGCCTCCCCATCGGACAAGGCCGCCAGTTCCCCAATTTCCCGTAGCCCCGTAACCGCCGCAGTCCGCAAGAGCCCCGGCCCCATGCCGGGGAGCAAGCGCAAATCCTGATGAACCAAAAAATCCGCTTCCGCCCCGGCTTGCACCTGTATAAGACCCGTGGGCCTAATAGTCCGGGTTGCAATCTTGCAGATCAGTTTATTACCCGCCACCGCCGCCGCAGGGCGTATGCTGACCTGTTCCAGCATTTCCCGCAGTATGCGGCTTGCACAATCCGCCGCTGGACCAAAAAGCCCCGCCGTCCCGGTCAAGTCCAAATACAAATTACCAAATTGATCGTTCTCATACACCGGGGCATACAAAGCGGCGATTTTTTCCAATTCCCTGTTCATAGTCAAATATGCCGGAGGATCAGGAGCCAATACCGTCAAATCCCGTACCCGCCGTTCCGCAACCCCTAATGCCATGCCGGGGCTAATCCCTTCTTTCATTGCTTCAGGGGACAAGTCAAGAACTAACGCCCTCCCGCCCGTGGCCCCCGCAATCACAAAGGGCTGCCCCCGTAGACTGGTATCCCTTTGAGCCGCCACCGCCGCCCGGAACCCGATGATATTAAGATGGCATACCGCCCGGCTTATGTTCCCCATGTTCCATGTCCTTTCCTCCCGCCCGTTTCAAAATCTCTATCAACGATTGCCCATTCTTGGCCGCCTGTCCCCGTGCGTGGTTATTAAAGTACACCAGTATCTTATCCGCCTGTACTTCGATCCGTTTAATCCGGTCAACCCAGGCTTCAAGCTCCCGGTCATTGTAAAGGTAGTCATACCGAGCCACCTCGTCAGACCCCCACCATGCCCCGGCGTTCCGCCCGTGGAGCCTGATATACGCAAAGGGAGCCGTAACCACATCCATAGCCGGGGGCAGTTTCGCCAAATCCGGCATATCCAGCGACACCAGCGCCGCCCCCTGTTTCCGCATACCCTCAATCACCTTGGCGTGATACCATTCCGCTACCCGGAACTCCACCGCCAGCGGCACACCCTGAAAGCATGAAAGCACATCCCCCAAATACCGCCGATTATCAGCGGTATAATGGAACGAATACGGAAATTGAAACAAAACCGCTTCCAGCCGCCCCGCCTTCAAAAGCGGGTCTATAGCCCCCCGGTATGTTTCCGCTTCCCCCTTCCAGTGGCCCGGATCAATTTTGTGGGTCAGACTTTGATGAGCCTTTGCGGAAAAGGTCAGGTTAGGCCCCCCATCAACCAGCATTTTTGCCAGATTTTCCGCCTTGGGCATGGAGTAATAGGTATAATCCAGTTCCACCGTGCTAAACCGCTCCGCATAGAGGGATAGATAGTCCTTTTTCGCCGTCCCCTCCGGGTATACCGATCCCAGCCAGTCGGTATAATAAAAGCCGCAGGTTCCTACCATAATTTTTGCCATACCCAGCCCTACAAACCCCTTTACAAATCGGCATATTGCCTATAAAATTCACTCATGGTGATTAAAATAATCACTCGATTTTAACTGTAGATCAGGGCAATAGAGGGTGTCAATGGAAACCGAGGAAGAACGCTATAATTTTCTTCAAAAACGCTCCGGTTTATCAAAATTGGAGTTTGCCCGAAGCCTGGGGGTATCAAAAGAGCGGGGGTACTCCCTCTCAAAAGGCATTTACCACGCCTCCCGCGAAATCCTGGACAAATTGTCCTCCGTATATAACGTCAATTTAAACTGGTTCCTTCTGGGGGAAGGCTCCCTTTTTGAAACCGAAAAAGCCGCTATAAGGTTGCTTCATCAGGAAGCCGCCGCCGGCCGGGGCCGGGAGATAGAGGACTACGCCGAGGTGGAGACCCTCAAGCTCCCCCGATCCCTTATCAGCCCCTACCGCCCGGAAAATCTACAGGCCGTCTATGTCGCCGGGGATTCCATGATAGGTGAACACATCTACAATGGCGATGCGGTTGTTTTCCACCCCGGCCTTACCGAGGGGAACGGTATCTATGTCCTGTCTCTGGATACCGCCCTATTGGTTAAGCGGGTATCCTTTGACGACCTGCCCCGGTCCATTTCCCTCATCAGCGCCAACCCCGCCTATCCTCCCCGGCAAATCGCGGGGTCAGAACTGGAAAATTTGCGGATAGCGGGGCGTGTGGTTACTTGCGTACATAAATTTTAGAGGACAATAAAATATGGTTTTCAAAATATCCGGCACTATTACCGATTTTTCCCTATGGGACGATGTTTTTCACCAAAAAGCCACCGCATTCTATAATAAACATCGTGTATATCCCAATATCGTACTTGCTTCCACCGAAACATACCGGAAAATTGACCTTTACGCCCAAATGCACCCCGACCGTCTTGTCAGTCAGGAAGACAATGGAACCATTGAAACCTCCAGCCATCCCTATGAGGGGTTAAGTTGTTTTGTAGGCCCCGGCTATACCCTTGAATTCTGCCAAAATGAGAAACTATCCGTGGGCAAGTTCACCCTGGTTTATGACGAAACCCCGGATTTTGGTGGTGAACCCGTAGAGGATGAGGCCCCGCAAGCCCCCTATGTCTATAAGGCGAGTGCATAGCCGTTTTTATCGTTTGATGATATATTATGAACATTAATGAAGGAGGTTCCCGTACTAGACCCAACCAAAAGATATCTTAGCCGTATTAATGTGGCTTGTCTTTTCCTTTTTTGGGTCTAAACCGGAGAAGTAGGTGATGCCATCTTTATTGAATTTCTTAAAATCTCTTGATTTAGCCACTTGGCTGGCCATTGCAGGGATAGTAATTGCTTTAATAATGCCTTTCATCACTAATAAAGCAAAAAAACCAATGTTCTATCTGTCCGAAGAAGTTATATTAGCCTCACGCAGTCAATCCTACAATGACTTGCATATATTTTGGAAAGAAAAAGAAATTGTTAATGCCAGAAGCATTGAAATTTCATTTTTTAATAAGGGTAAAATCCCCATATTAAAAAGTGATATTTCATCAGATTCTTATATTATCGCTGAATATTCAGAAGAAGTAGAAGACTTACAAATATTGCAAGCGGATATAATATTAAAAAGTCGTCAAGAATTAGACCTCTCGATGGATATTATAAATGAAAAAATTCAAATAGCACTAAATAATGATGAGGCATTTGAAAAGGATGATGGATTTAAAATAAGAATAATTTACACAAGTAAAATTAGAAAACCAAATTGGATTTTACGTGCTAGAATAATTGGAGTAAAGAAAGGAATAAAGAAATCTCTATCCTCACCATTGCCTTTTTATTCTTGGCCGCCTACAGTTTATCCTATACTAGTAGTTTTCCTCGCTTTAACTCATATTCCAAATTATCATATATTCCTATTAATAATTTCTATTCTGGAAATTTTTTTTGTGGGAATTACCACAAAATTACATATTCCCATGTGGGTTATTTATCCAACTAATCTTGCCAATAAAAAAAGGCAAAGAAAGGAGCCCTCAAATGGCTAAAAAGAAATCCGCCACTCCCAAAGCAACCAGCGCCAAATAGACGCATACACATACGAAAATGAAGAAGAATACCAGCGCAAGAATATCCCCCCGGTCGGCTATGCCGCCGATGATATGGCCACTTATTCGGAAACACCCTATGCCCATAATCCCCATATAGACCCGTCCTTACAATGGGCCGGAAAAGCCGATGGAACGTCCTTTTACAGTACCCACTTCCTCTATCCATATCCACGAGTCTATAAAACCCTATAAAATAATCCGCACCGTCCAGGCCCAGGATGACAGCAATCCCGATAGATATGGCATTCGGTGTATCAAGTTCAATGACTTTCTGCGGGAAATGCGGATTACACTATGACAAAATTAATATTTTTATGATTATATGTTTGATAAAAAATATTTTTCAATATATAAAAAAATCCCACAGTAATACTCAATTTATTCTGCATACTTAATAGTTAGTTCATCTTCCAAATCAAAAGTAGTTAAAATTTCTTTTATTCTTTTGAATTTATCTATATGGCTTAAATTACCTTCAATGTACCAGTTTTCATTTACCTGCAATGGGCTTCGCAAGTTATTTTTATTTTCTTTTTTGGTTAAATCAATATCCTCTGCTAAGACAGTAGTGAAAAACATACTCATATTTTTATCCAGTAATTGACGAACAACGTCAGCGTACATTTCAAGGATTGAACTCATTGTCTTTTTTTCGTCGAGAAGTATATAGTAATCAAGTTTCTTACTGGTCGGCTCATCTGCCTGAAATATATTTACTTCCCCTATAGACAGAACTTTTGAAATATCAACATCTGGATATTTCCATATTTTTAGAAACCGTTTTATTGTTAATTCAAACCTTGATTCAAGCTGTTTGATATTCCACTCATTGATTGAAGAAAGAAATTTATTAAGCCACAATCGACTATCACTATATCCATTTTTCGGATAATTTTTCTTTTTTAAAAATGACATATTTCCAAGTTGCCCGTTATTACCAGATAGTGTTAGATTTGAGATTGTATGTAAATATTTTTCTTTAATTGTATCATATTCTTCCCCACTTAAATCATTTCTCCAACTAATATCAGGGTTTTGTGGGAAAATATGTTCTATAGTAATATCGGCATTACCTTGGATTAATACTTTTTCTTTGTTCTCAAAGTTTTCTAGTTTTTCAAATAGATAATGTATTTTTTTTGATTTAATGCTATAAATATCTTTGCCATGCAAGGCTTCGATTATTTCATCGTTGGTTGGAAATTTTTGATCCCCTGATTTTTGCAATAGTGATATTTGAAGTGAATTAACATATTCACTTTTATTTATTTTCTCATACAAATTCATAAAAATCTTGTTCAATGCATTAGGCGGTAATCCTGTAATAAATCGTCTCCACACGAAGGACTGAATTAACTCTAATACATTAATGAATGTTACTTTATTAATTATTTCAGCATCATAATCTTTGTAAACGGAAAGAATGAATGGATAAGTTACTTCACTTTCAAGCTGATTAATATATTTTAATTCTTCTTGAATATCTTTATCTTTTTCAAACTGCGGATTTATTACCTTGTTATAGAAGGTAGACATATTTTTTATATTTTGCAAGTTTTTTTCTAATTCGGTAAATGTAGAAACATCATATTTTTTCTTAAATTCAATATATACCGTATCTTTATTAGGGATTCTTTTGTTTTCGAGTGTAAGAAAATCCCTTATAAAATCCGAGAGTTTATTCTCGTTTTTCGCTATATATTTAGTATGATCTTCGATATATCGCCAATAGGTATTATAAATATACTTCTGTTCATCATATTTAAGTCCCATTAATATATAATTTCGTATTAAATCAGCTTGGGATAATTCTAATCCTGTAGAATTAATACTTTCAAATATTTTTTGCGGATCGTCTTTTCCCCTCTCAAGAGATATTTCAACATAACTTAATTTTGATAATCCGGCAAGAACAACTTCGTAATTATTTTCATTTATTCGGTCCTTGATATAATCAAAATTTCGTATAATATTTGAATATTCATTGTAATCAGTTGATTGATTATCTTCTAATAAAAAACGAAAAGCCCTATCATTATTTTCAGTATTTCTAAGTTTTAATTTTTCTGATGAAGAAGAATATTTATTTATTAAGTATGTTTCATTTATTTCATCAAAAAGAGAATTCTTATTAAGGAATTTTGCAAGTCTATATAATGCCACATATATAAGCATTATTGTCGTTAAGCGCTGTTGCCCGTCAATAATAACAAGTTCTTTTATGTCTGTAGCTGTATAAATACTATCGTGAAGATATACAATACTCCCAATAAAATGAATATCATTATTATTACCTATTGTCATTAAATCATCTAATAATTGTTTGCATTGTTCAATTTTCCAATCATAATTTCTTTGATATACAGGAATAATGAATTGCGTTTTGTTTTGAGAAAGAAAATCTGATATTTTTGATGCATTGGCAACCACTTTTATTCCTCCAATTCTCTGTCTAATGCGCTTTTGAACAGACCTTTAATCAACTTTCCATCCCGTAACCATGAAAAATAATCAGGATAATTTTCCGGTGATAAAAAGTTAAAAAAGTATTTTTGGTTAATACCATCTTTCTTTAATGTTTCGTTAAGCAATTTAAAGTGATCCAGCGCATATTTATACTTTTGCTTATTTTCTTCTGTATCATCGCCATCAGATTTTATCTCAACAACAGAAATATATTCCGATTTATTTTCTTTTAATAAAATAAAAAAATCAGGATTAAATGGATGGGAGTTTGTATGAGTGCCCTTTGTAAAAGAATACTCTATAGAATAAAAACCCATATTTGAAGATTTAATCCAATTGCTAACCTTTTCGGCATTTTCTTGTTTTATAAGTTCTTGAACAAATTCCCTTTCAGGCTTTTTAAAGGTAAATACTAAATCAACAGGCGTTTTTAAATTATATGAATTATCCACTTCAATAAATGCACTTCGTGGTAAAGAAAGGTCGGTAATTATCTCATTAAACGCTATCAAGCTGTCTTCTGATATTATTTCATCACGATAATTATTTGTATAGAAAATGGTAGAACCACCCTTCAAACCCAATACGGAAACATTTTCAACATCTTTGGAAAACGTCTTAATTTCTTCCAGCTTTTCAAAATCTCTGGAAATTCTCAGGCTTTTTGGCTTTTTTCTTAAAAGTGTCCCGAATGTGGAAAATATTATTTGCTTGTTTTGACTGCTTAAAGAATTCCCTTTTAATCCCACTTCTTTCATAGAACGTCTGATATAACTCTCAATGTCAGATTTTTCAGGGAGATTATCACTTGTGTATTCATTTTTGCCCAAATCGAGAATTATACCTTCAAGTCTCCGTTTTTGAAAATCATTATAAACTTGATTTACAATATCTGTTATTAAAAATTGTTCTCTTTCAATTTGATAATTTATCTTCAACTCTTTTCCGTCAATATCAGTATATTTAGCATCATCAGAATAAACATCCTCATGAGAAATTAAATTTGCATAATCCTTGTAAATAAATTTTTCTGTATCCTTGTTAGGTGTTTCTTTAGTATTTTTTATATATTTTATGTTATAGACCGAAAAATGATATTTCGCACGATCACTTTTTTTTAATATACCATTAGAAATTTTCGTTTCCATCTCAAGTATTTCAGCCACAAGTTCTTTTATTCTACTACTCCACTTATCATGGTTATATACAATAACTTCAGAAATAGTAGGATATTCCTTTGGAATACGTAAGCCTCTTCCTAAAACCTGGGCGATAAGCAGTTTTGAATTAAATGCTTTCTCTTCCATAGGTACAATTTGATAAACATTTTTTACATCCCAACCTTCTGTCAACATTGCTACAGATATTATCCATTCAGTATTGTTATCTTTACTGTCAACATATGATAAAAGCGGAATATTTTGTCTATGATCCTTATGAGATGTAACAATAAGAACTTTTCCTTTATACAGTTCTTCCTCCGTCCCCTCTTTTCGGGAAGCCAAAAATTCTACCAGCCTTGTTTGAAGTTGCTTTGCTTCTTTTATGTCCTTCGTAATCAATATAGTAAGAGGTTTTATTTCAGGATAAAGTTGTTTATTCCTTTTGTGATTGAACAATATTTTTTGAAATTTTTCATATTCATTTTGGTCTATATTTTCAACTATATAATCAATTTTTTTTATAAATTTATTTTCTATACCGCTTCTTAAAGAATACCGATACAGACAATCATTAAAATAATCATTATCAATGTATGCTGTCCCTGTAAATCCAATAATGTATTTAAAAGAGTAAGCACTATCGAGTAAGAATTCTTTCCATTTTTTGATGCTCCTATTATCAGTACCATTACCACTTGTCTTATTATATGCATGATGCACTTCATCATTTAATACAAGGCACCGTTCCCCCCTTCCAAAACTAAGGCTATCCATTATTGATGAGCTGTTATTCGTGTAAATAGCGTTTACATTTTCAATACAAATGGAATAATCTTTTATCGTTTCATTGGCATGGATAATTGAAGGGTTAGAACATTTTGAACTTTGAGGTATTGCATTTAATAAAATTTTGTTTGATGAAAGTCCAACGAATTTATTAGTTAATTCTCTTTCAATGGTTAGACTGGGCGGCCCTAAAACAAGAACTTTATCAACTAATCCGATACCTAATGCGATCTGCGCTATCCCATACATTACATAGCTTTTCCCTGTCCCAGTAGCTAAATCAATACTTCCGGAAAGTTTTTTCGGAAGTTGCAGTCTTGCATGATAATCTTCGATAGTTCTATATTTTTCCTGCAAAGATAAATTATCCCGATAATTTTCATTTACTAAATCTTCTATGGATTTATAATTATCAGAAACCAAATAATAAAGGATTGTTTTTATTGCTTCTTTCTGGAAATTTCTATTTTGACAAAGAACATCTAAATACCTATCCCAATCGTTGATAGGATATTTTCTGGGATCATAATTTTTAGAACTTATTTTTAATACAAGCTCTTGTGTATTAAATTGTTTTTTTCCAGTCATTTTATATTGAACACTTCCTTTGCTTCATTACCAAAAATGTCAATATAAATAACAAATACTGATTTACCTGAATTTTCAATCTTCTTGGTCAATACCCCATCTATATTGGTAAATTCATCGCTAAAATAACAATCGGTCATCTTGAAATCCGTACCGTCATAGTTGCTGTCAATAACAACCATGCTTAATGTTTCAAGATTCTCAAAATCGTTACCCTTGGCCTCATCCTTGAAATTAGACTTAAATTCTTTGATGGCAAACACACCCTTCTTAAAACTACTTTTAACCTCAGGCGGCAGGCCAAAATGAAAACCTACCGCGTTTTCTAAATCATTAAGGTTGCGCTTACTTCTTGGCTGATGTATCTTTTCAAATTTTGAATTGTGTAATTCTTGTATTACCTGGTAGGGTATTTTCAAGAAATAGAACCTAGTGTTTTCTATCTGGTGATAATCGCCAATAAAATCAACCGCGTTAATCGGTGCAATGATATAAACCCTGCTGCCGATACTCTTTCCCAGAGCTTTATATAGGCTCTCCAGGAATTCTTCATCAAGATTATGTTCAGACGAATATTCCCAGACAAGAACGGGGTAACCATCTTTCCGCTCACCTTGAAATTCAAATCCTTTCTTTTTTAATTTTTTAGGAGCAACCTCAAATAATTCAAGGACAAATTCAATGTATTTCCCCCGGTCTAACTCCTTCATCTTTGCAAGATCATACATCCCGGTATTAACAGTTACAAAAGTTTTAGCCTCTTTACTGTATTTCTTTTTTGAATTTTCAAGGTTTTTGCTGTCCTGTATTGTTAAAAGTCGCTTCTGGACGGTATAAAAGCTAAATTTGCCAATATCGCAGGTTATCCAGCGACGATTAAGCTTTTCGGCTACTGCAGCAGTAGTCCCACTTCCGGCAAAGAAGTCTAGGACAATATCATCTTCGTTTGATGATGCTTCAATTATTCTTTTTAGCAAGAATTCAGGCTTTTGTGTTGGATAACCGACATTCTCTATTTCAGTATAAGCATATGTCCCAACGGGGAAATCATTAAATTCATTTGCTAAATCTTCTTTACCCATCCAGACATCCCAAGCGGTTTGAGGCCTGTTTGAATTAGCACTTTTTATTGCTTCCTCTTTTGAAAGAGTTGGATCTGTACAAATATAAGTCTTTAAATATGTAGACCCCCCACTGCTTTCTTTACCCCTTGTATAATACCATCCATTTTTATCCTTAACCAGAGCATTAGTAATACGTTTTGAATATCCGATCCGGGGCGGGGGATTAAATATGGAGTTTACTTTTTTATAACAAAAAATCGTCTCATGCGCCTTTGGAAAAATTTTACCGGAACCCATTAAGCCACATACCCATATTATTTCTATGCAAAAAAAATCCGAGAAAATCTCATCCAGTATCACTTTTATATAGTGACTCTTTTTAGCATCAAGGTGGACATAAATACTTCCATCGTTAGCCAGTATTTCTTTTGCAAGGATGAGCCTTTTTCTGAGATATTCAATAAAATCAGAATCCTTGGCTTTATCTGAATATGCTTTCTGACCATCTATACCTTCAAAATCAGAATCAGTTGCAAATGGCGGATCTATGTAAATCAGTTTGACCTTGCTTTTTACTTTGTCTTTAATCAGAGGATCTTCGTTCTTGTAGATAGTCTTAAGGAATTGAAGGTTATCCCCAAATACGATCATGTTACGCCAATCGTCTTTATACTTTTTACGCTTACCATTATAAATTTTCTCAACCTGCAGGGGCACGGCAAAAGTCCCATCCTTATCAGCCAAGAGGTCCTCTTTCCGCATTTTGCCGGCATAACGGAGTTCATACTCTTTCTGGGTTACGGGGAACAGCTTCTCCTTGAAATCATCGGGTATGGTCTCACCCGCTTGGAGCCGTTCTATAATAAATTCTCGTTCTTTTTCCGTTAGACCTTTCATTGTCCTTACCATATGAGAGAAAAGTTTGTTCAAATAGTATATCAGAAACTCGTAGATCGGGCTAGGCGGTGAACAGACGGATGGAAAAATGGCAGTTTTTGTCGATGGTTCTATATTTCCTACAAAATTGTATGAATTTCTCTTATAATTGTATATTACACTTTTTCCCGTCAGTGTTCAGCCCGTTAACATAGCCTGTCCATTAGCAGTGAAGGGGTATTACAGCAGCGGTTTTATTTGTAAGTGCGCCCGGCCATTCATGCGCCGCTTTCTCCGCAAGAACCCGCTTTGTCGGCATTGCGCCCTGCCGTGCCGTATTAGTCCCGTTTGTCAGTCTGTCCATTAGTGGTGAAAGGTCGAGTAAGCGGGGGGCAATTCGGCGGCTCTCCGGTAATACCTGGACCGTCCGCTTCGGTATCCGGTAAGAGGTTACGCCGGAATTCTCTGCTAAAAATTGGCTTTATTCGGTATGTCCGGCTATGAAGTTCATTCGGCACAGTCAAATTTCCTCCCCGGTCTTATTCATAACAAGGTTTATTTTTAGTCCGCAGTCTAGCGCCTCCGCAATCTCCCGCAGTTCCTTTTCAGAAAAATTGTCCCGCTTCATCTTATGGTGTAGATTTGCCGGGGTCTGTCCCAGCCGCCTTGCAAGTTCGGCCTCTGAAATGTTTCCTTGCTTTACCAGCATAATCCGTATTTTTTCCGTCATTCCCATACTTTCAAAATACCATAGTAGGCCCTTACCCGTCAATAAAAAGTAAAAATATTTTATTATTTACTTGACTATGTTTATTAAATAGTATATAATCTTTATTATAACGTATATCAGCAAGGGCATTTTTGCCCTTGCCCCACCTGGCCGTATGGCTGGGCCTAACAACGGCAGTTTATGTTTGCCCTTTCCCTTCGGGGTGTTGTTATGTCTAGCCAAATGCCCTGCTATCAGGTTTTAGCGCAGTTTGCTTTTTATCTGCACAGGCCGGCCCTGGTCTCTACCAGCATTAAAAAGCAAACCGCCCCGGCTCATCTTGTATTATCCGGCTTGCCCTTTGGTCATGGTCTCAAATGCCGCCGCTTTTTCAGAACGGAAGAAGAAGCGGCCCGCTATGTTTCTTATCTCCATACCATTTATGCAAACCGCACCGTCCCCGCTTCTTTTCTTTCACATGGTCAACTTTCTTTGTTTTAGGTACTTTTCCCCCGGCCTTGGCTGTCGGGGGTTATTTCGTTTCTAGGAGTTTTCAGAATGAACAACGCAGATCAAAAGCGGTACTATTCGCCTCAGTTTTCCGGCCTTGCTGCTGTGTCGGTTCGCCGCCTTGCGTGGGCTATGGGTAAGCCCATGCCCGTAGCCGTGGATCTCATGGTCAGGCTCTTGCCCTCCATAGTGGACCCGTCAAAAGTCTGCCTGTCCTGCCGGGACAATACCAAATGTCAGGGCTGCACCTTCCGCAGTGCCATCACCCCGGAAGAAAAAGCCGCATTACTGGCGGCCTTATAGCTCAAACCATCCCCCGCTTGAGCGGGGAAACTTCATAAAAGGAGCAGTTAAAATGAACTACTTTGAAAAATGCCAATCCGTAGAGGAAGCAAAAAAACGCTACCGGGAATTATTAAAGCAGTACCACCCGGATCACGCAGGGCAGGAAGGCGAAGCCGCCACCGTAGAAATAATAAACCAGTTTAATAGTTTCCTAAACGGTTTTATGTCCCATTCGTTTAATTCGTACTATGCAGATAAGGAATGGAAACCCGCCGCCGATGCGGTTACACCCTTTCAGGAAATCTTACAGAAAATCATAAACCTTGATTGTGAAATCGAAATCATAGGCTACTGGATTTACTGCTTTAACTCAAAAGAAATCAGGGAACAACTAAAGGCCCTGGGCTTCTGGTTCTCCGGCAACCGTAAGGCATGGATTTATTCAGGCCGCCCCAAGCGCAATATTTCCAGCCATGAAACCCTTGACGAAATCAGGGCTAAAAAGGGCAGTCAGAAAGTAAGCCGGGAAAAAGAGGAAAAGGACAAAGAGAAACAAGCCTATAAGTTAGCCATGTAAGTAAACCGCCCCCGCCTGTGCGGGGGATATTTCCCCCAAGGAGAACCCCATGAAAATTGAATTTGAAATAGCCGACGAATTGGCGATCATCATCCCCCGCAGTCAGTTACTTATCACCGCCGCCAATCCCGAAACCTACGCCGAGCCAATAGAACGGCTTATGAAACAGCTTGAAAAATGTCCCAAACTTTACAAGACAGACGGCAAGGACGAACATCCCGCAATCTTCCATTACTTCTACGGCGGCACCGATATTTTTATCTGCGAATACGACAAAGAAGATACCATGTTCGGCTATACCATTTTGAATGATGACCTTGAAAATTCAGAATGGGGTTATACCAGCGTTTCCGAAATCTGCCGTATTGCGCCGCTAAATATTGATTATTGGTTTGAAGAACAGACCATCGAGGAAGCCCTTTACAAGCGCAATCCTAACTATTTTAAGAAGCCTAAATCATTGCAAGAATAACAAACATTTCCCCCGGCTTGCGCCGGGGTAATCTCATCATTGAAGGAATTGATCATGTTACTACCAGTTTTCAGCGGGTTGAAATACAGTTATTCTTACGAACCGGAAACCGGACATTATTTGCTTTATGATAGCAACTACAAATTCTATGCTTATTTGCAGGGGGATGATGCCCGGATATTCAGAAAGGAAATTGAGCATATAGACACGCTCCCGGAACCGGAATACAAAACAGGGTTACTTACGGAAAACGCTATCAGTATTTATTTATGAGCAGAAAAAAAAAGCCGCCCGGCTAACGCCGGTCGGCTTTCCTTCGTTTTATGGTTTTGTTTTCAGTATGACCATATTCCCCGATGGTCTTGTTACCAAAAACCCGTCCCGCTTGCGGAACCGGAGAAACAACTCCCCGTATTCCATGCTTTCTGTTGTACCGTCAAATTTCTTGATCTCGATCCCCTTCCGGTTCCCGTGTTGAATTCTTTTAGGGTTCATAAAGATCGCAAAAGGGGTATCATTTTCAACCGCCCCGATCTGCGGCATGATGGAAACCTCGTGATACGGATACAGGTCGAGCTTGCCCGGCATAGCTTCCGTGGGCCGCCTCCATATCGGCCGCCCGTCAGCGTCCTCAATGTTGGCAATATGGTTTAATACCGTTTCATGCAAGAACCAGGCGCAGTCCTTGCGCTCCTCCGCAGGAACCCGGTACACAGCGTCCCGGAAGTCCTTCCACGTCAAGCCGTTTATATCCGCCCCGGCAATTTCAACTTCCTCCGCCCCATCCACCGCCATAGCCCCGGTAAAGGGATCATCATCCGCCAACAGACATTGACGGTCGAACTCCTGTCCGTAGACCTCCGTAAATTCGTCTATGAACATTGCCCCCAGGTCGATAAAAACATCCTCCTCGAATTCATCATACCAGGGGATATACCCGGCAAGGGTGTACGCTTTAAGCTCTACCCGTTGCGCCCCCTGGGGCTTGCTCCCGGTGATCTGCTGCCCGTAAGCGGTAAGCCAGTGAAGCTGAACCCCGCCCCGGTCCCTCGTAGGCAGGAAGATAGAAGGCCCCATCATCGGACGATGACGCACCAGAGGCATCATTACCGATTTTTTGGCAGCGTCCTGCATGATTTCCGTTTCGTAAATCGGATTGATGAGGTATTGATCATTGGTAGAGAGGTTCCCCATCGGTGAGCCGAGAGCCGCCTTCTCATTGACATTCCAACCCTTTTCCCCCCAACTAACATCACGGGGATTAGTCCAGTTATCCGCTTTCAGGTTCGGCGTAAAGGACAGTTCCGCCAAGGCCCCATGATTCCCCGTCCACGCCGCCGCCAACGCCTTACCAAGGCGGTATTGTAATTCCTTCCGGGTCAGTTCACGGGGATTAGCCGCCCGTCCCTTCAGTTCATCCCGCAGACTCTTGACCGTGGCTTTCAAGGCTTCCATTTCCGATGATTCCTGCACCGTGATAGTCTCCATAGTTTTGACTATCCCCTCAAGGATCATTTCCTTTTCCTTGAAGTAAGCCGTTGCGGTTTCCGTGTTGGTAAACCCCGTCAACTCAATTTTCTTCATAGCGGCTAATGCCTTTTTAACCGCTTCCAATTCTTCATTGCCCATAGTTTTACTCCTTATGGTTTTGAATGATGTTTCCCCAAAAGTCAGGGAAACTGGTTTCCTGTTTCTTTTCCGTCATTCCCTTTGCCAGAGCCCAAGGATTAGCCGGAACATTGCACACACTAAATTCAAGAAGCTCCTGTTTCCTGAATATAAGCGTAGTACCGTCCTTACTGTCCTCTTTTGAGGGCAGTTCAATTTCCAGAACCCGGAACCCCACCGACCCGGCCCGGATCACGCCATTCTTGACCCGCTCCCCAATACCCCAGCCGAAAGGATCATAGTCCTTGCCATTAAAGACAATGGAACCATGCAAACCCTTTTCATCGGCGAACACCCCGTCAGCCTTCCCGATAGCCGGAATGTCAAAACAATGCGCCCACTGGATAACCGGATTTTGTAAGTACCGCTTGAAATCCCAGCCAGAGGGATCAATCCGCTCATCATAACGGTCAAGGTCAAAGGTAGAAAAAGTCCAGGCAATAGCATTACTGTTTTCCCCGTCCTGCACGGAAGCCGCAGTTGCTACCGCAAACGGAACCGAGCAGATACATTCCAGCCCCGCAAGCTCCGTAACTCCTCCCTCCCCATTCCTCATTCCCGCTTCACCCCGCAGGAAATCCAGCAGCCCCGCCCGGTTCTGCACCTGAAATTCCCCGCTCTTATTCCTCAGAATCACCATAGACCCCCTTTGTCATAAGTTCCCCGCCTTCTCCGAAGGCGGCCTTCAAAATTTCTTCCGAGCTTATAAGGCCCATATACAACGCAAACAGTAAAAGATGGACAGAATTCTTTATCCCGCACTTCTTGTAAATACGGCTCTTGTAATTCTTCACCGTTTCATAGGTCAAATGTAAAAGCCCGCTAATCTCCTCAGCCGATTTTCCACGGCTCATTAAACAAATCAATTCCCGGTCCTGCATGGTCAATTCCTGCTGTTTAAGCTCACCCAGACGGTAATCCGCAAAATGGCAGGAAGCCCCGGTTTCTTCCAGTTCATCAGGAAAGTAATCCTTCCCCTCAAGCAGTTTGCGGTATCCTTTCAAACAGGATTCAAGACCATCCCGGTAATTCAAATATCCCGCCGCCCCCAGATTGTAAAAACGCTCCACTTCCTCACTTACCACCTTTTCAAAACTAAAGATTGCAAAGCGCACCTTCTTATTTTTCCCCTTCAAAACCGCCATCATATAAGGCGTAGCAATATCTACAAAATTCGATTCAAGAAACACCAGCCGGGCTTGATACCGTTTAATCTTTTCCTTCAAGTCCTCCAAATCAGAAGCAAGCACTATCGGTTCCATACGGGTAAGCTGTTCAACATTTTTGCGTACATATTCTGCAAACGGCACCGAAGTGCTCGCCACAATAATATTATTCGCCATGTCCTTCCCCGGACGTATCACCGGACTGCACGTTTACCGGAACAAGATTCTTGGGCCGGTACCATTTATCTCCCCAGGGCTTAGTTTCCTTTCCCCGCTCTTTCAGAACATCGTTAATCGTTTTTAATCCGGCGTTAATTTCCGCAATATCCCGGTTACTTTGAGCGTCCTCACTCTCCTGCAATTCCGGTATATCGCCCAGATTGAATTTTCCGGTTTCACGCAATCCAAAGCAAATAAAAAATTGAGTTTCCAGAATGTTTTCAAATTGTCGCAGGGTAGGGATAAGCGTATATTGCCAGAAGGCGCTATGCTGTTCCGCCGTATCCTTCCCGGAAAGATTGCTTGATTTATCGTTTATATTGGCAACCCGTGGAGGGATGCCGTACTTTGCTAAAATAGTGTAGAGATTCCAGCGTTTAAGCTCAAATAACTTGACCACTTCCGGGGTAAAGGATAGCGGTTCAAAACTGGTTCCCTTGCCCAGCACCGCAATTTTCCGGTTAGCCTTTACCGCCCCGTATTTGCTTTCCCAGCGCCGCTCTAAAGCGTCAGCTTCCTCCGGCCTTATAGTCTGGTCAGTTTTCAGTATCCCCATCGGGATAGCGTTATTTTTTAGTAATTGGCTGTTTGCTTTATTTGCATAATAATCTTGTTCCAGCTCCAGGGCTAACGCCGCAAGCGGATTAACGCCCCGTATCGGATTCCAGGGGTTCCAATCCCGGAACTGGATCAATTCATCGGTCAGAATAGGTATCAGATCGGTATCAGTCTGATAAAACCACCGCTTCTTTAGTTGGTTAAATGGATCATGTACGCCCCCCGCCGTAACACTTTCATGCCGTACCCGTCTCGGATCAAGAATGTAAATTTCATGCGGTAACCCGCCATCGTAATCCGGCCCAAACCACCAGAACGCTTCACCTTCCAGATACCACCAAGCCGCCGTTTCCTTCCAAAGGTCATAACCGGACATCAGGCGGTTCGGCCTTCGGAACAATTCAAAGAGCGGCCCACTTGTTACATCATTACCCCCTCGGATCAAACCAAATTCCGCACGGGCAATATTGCGGATCAAAATACCCACCGCAATGTTTACCCAGGCTGAATATAAGTATGCACCACTTTCAGACAAAATTGGTAAATTATTTTGAAATTCGTCATCCATCGGATAATCCGGCCTGTCTGCTTTCGTTTGCAATTTTAAGGTTTTTATTCCATTGATAAGCGGGGTAAATAGTTTCATTGCGCTATTACCCCCTGTTGCACATCGGAGAACACCGCATACCGCAGAGCGTCTAAGTAGTGGTCATTGACCTTGATTATTTCCCCCGCCTCATCCCGGCAGTAATCCCATACCTCCGAAAGGACACCAGTACAGCCATCGGCGACAAAAAATTGTCCCCGTTCTATCTTCGCATTGATAAAATCGATCCCGCTTTCAACGCTATTATTTGCCTTAACGCCCCCGGTAATTTCCTGTATCCGCTCCCCGCCAGCCGGATCGCAGTACACCGGAAAACTGAAATTATCAGGCCCCAGATCAAACCAATGCCGGGCGGCCAATTCCTCGTTAAATGATTTAGTGGTCATGTTGAAAGCGCCGTAGTCGGCAATCACATAAATAACCTCATGCACCCAGCCGATTTTTACATTCGTAATATTCAGTCCGAAATCCTGCCCTGCACAAATCCGGTCATAGTCCTTGGGCATATCCGCCGCTTTCAAAATCATGGATTCATCGAACAGTTCGTAGATAACCCCTTCCGCCTTAACCCAGGAGCCATCCCGGAACCGTGCTTTCTGTTTTTCCGGCATGGCCCCCAGCACATCGGAGATATAGTCCTCCGGCAAATGCTCCGCATTATCAGCCGGGTTAAGTATCATCGAGGCGTACAGTTCCGGTTTTACCAGCGGTTCCCCGTTTAGAAACTGCTGCTTGCGAATGAAAATCCTATACGCCCAATGTAAAGGGCTGCCCGGATTGCAGTCGTACAGAAACAAATTCCGGCACCCCGGCACCCGCATAGCCAGCCGGGAATAGGCCGTAGTAACCGAAATATAACTAAGCTGCGAAATCTCGTTAAAATAGATCGTGTTGTACTCATGCCCTAAAATCTTGTCAGCCTGTTCCCGATCCCCCAGACCGCCAATCCAAATCTCCGACCCGTTAAAAAGGGTAATCATGCTTTCATGGGCCAGATAGTTGTAACGGTTAGTCCCAATGGTATTGGTAAGCGCCGGCAAAAGCGTTTCCCGCAGAACGGAACTCCGGGCATCCTTGGCCCGGTAACGGCAAATCAAATGCCGGGAACCCGCAAAACGGATCGCCCGGTAGATGATCACCATCACCAGCACCGTAGTCTTGCCGCTCCGGGAACCGCCAAACAGCAAGATATGTTTCGCGCCGCTTTTAACTAGGCGTAATGCTTGCCGTTGTACCGTAGTGGGCTTAAACACCGTCATAATCAAAGCCCCTCAAAATCCGGCAGAAACGTAATCTGCCCGTTCTTATCGACCTGTCCCTCCGGCTTCTCTTTCCCGGTAGTTAGTCCCGCCGCTTCCCGCTCCGCCCGTATCGCCGTAGAAACCCACTCCGTTACCGCCCCCTGTCCCAGCTCCGCCGGATCCATCAGGTCAAGTTTCTTTTCAACCACCCGCAGCATTTTTCCCGTAATCGCCCGGTGAACCTTCCCCTGTTCCTCAATGGTTTTCCGCAGCTCCGCCTGTTTCAGTTTGTCTACATAGCCGTCATAATCCGCCGCCCGTTCCCGCCACTTGAAGGCCGCCGCCCAGCCCCGCCAAACCCGGTATTTCTTTGCGATAAGCGCGTTATAATTGCAGGGTGGAGTTTTCGCTTCTGGCGAAAACTCCGTAGGCAATTCTGCCTTGCGGAATTGCCCCTCAACCGCCTTGCGGATATTCCGTTCCGGCCCGTAATCACGGAAAGCGCAGAACGCCGCAAACGCCGCCGCACTTTCCCCGGTCAGCCGTTCCCAGCTCTCAAAAGGCATAGCCGCCGCCAAGGCATCTTGATGCCAGACTTCCTCGATGACCTTATTTATGTCCGTCATCATCCGCCCCCATACCTGCCTGCCCGGACGGGGAACCCGCAGAATTGCCGCCTTTCGCAGACCCGTTAATCCACGCCGCAATCTCCGAAGGCCGGAACCGCAAGCCGCCCCCCACCTTGATATAGGGGATCGTGTCCTTCAACACAAACTTGCGGATCGTGCAAACCTTGAATTGGGTAATCCGGGCCACGTCCTGAATCGTCATCAAGTCCTCGATGACGATTATCTTTTCCGCCCAAACTGTTTTTGTTGTTTCCATGTCCCTACTTTCGCGCGGAATTAAAAAACTGGATATTTCACAAAGGTAATATTTTGACGACTTTTTAACGCCAAGGCAAAAAAAAGCCGCCCCCGGTTTCCCAAGGACGGCTCACAGTTCTTTTTTATAAATCCTAGACAGCGCCAGGGGTATGGATGGCGGCGCTATTCTCCGTTACATCACGCTCCCGCCTTTTCCCGTTTACCACATCCGCAATAATCGAGAAGTCCACCCGTTCAAGCCAGGCCATAGGATCGCCCGTTTCAGACGAAGGCACCACCACATTAAGCATCTGGATATTTACCGCCCCGCCCGGCGCTGAAAGCGGTTCCGGTATCTGCGCCGGAGTAGGAGCAGGTTCAAGGGTTGCCGGGTTTTGGTCCATCATCTTTTCCTGCAAGGCTTTCACATCCGTAAACTTAGAGCCATCAAAATGGGTGTAATGCTTTCTCATAGCTTGAGTAGTATGCCCCGTCAGTGCCATTACCTTGTCATCAGATATATTTGCCATCAGGAGGAAGGTGTTGAAGAAATGCCGCCAACTGTGCATATGCAGCCCCCGTTTTGTTTGTACATCACGGGCAATCCCTATCTTTTCAAGTGCCCGGTGGTACTCAATAGTTACACAAGCCCGCGATACCGGCTTAGGAGCATTAGGTCTCCAAACAAAAACAAACCCGTCCCCGTTCTTCGCAATAAGCTCCCGCAGGTCATCTTCGACCCCCTTGGGGATAGGAATATACCGGGGCTTTTTTGTCTTAACATTCCGGTAGCCATAATTATCAAATTGTTTTCTGACATACACATAGCCGTCACACACATACTTGGCTTTCAGCCCCAGCATTTCCCCCAGCCGCATACCCGTACAAGCCGCCAGCTTGTTCAGCACATAGTAAAATTTTTTAGTCCACACATCTTCCCAGTTTTCAGGAAATAGCAGCTTCACCTCTTCCGGGGTAAGGATGGTCATTGCTTCCTGCTCCTCTGTATCATCTTCATCCTCATCTTCTTTTTTGGCCGAGCCGAGCTTTTGTACCACATCAAAAGGGTTGGACGGAATAAGCCGTAACTTCCGGTGAGCGTAAGTAAACATAGTCCTAAAAATGTTGAAAGCAGTATTGGCAGTATTTTTTTTAAAGCCCTTGTCCAGCAAGGAAATGAGCCAGTTATCGATCATGGTATCGGTAATCAGGTCAACACGAGCCTTTTCAAAGTAAGGCAAAATATACTGTTTCAGGGTGTAGTTGGCAGTATCAAGGTATCGCTGGGTAAGTGCGTTCCGGGCGTTTCGGCTCTTGGTATATCGGCAAGTCTCAAAATCCCACCACCCTTGGGCAAACTCCCCAAAGGTCGGTTTTTTCTCTTTTTCCGGCATCAGCTTTCCGGCCTTCAAAAGCTGGTTGCAAAACTCCCTTGCCGCCGTTTTGGTCGTTTTCCCCGTGGAATGACCGCACAGCCGTTTCCCGTTCTCATCATACACCTGATAATAAAAGACCACCCCCGCCGGTGTCTTCCGCTGGTACAGTGAATAAGATTCCCTTACTCGCATGGTTAAACCCCTTTGCGGGTGTTGCAGACATACCTGCATACACCCGCCAAACTAAGATTTAAACCGCCATTCATAGCCGATTTATTTCTTTGTCTGACAAGGATTTACCTAAAAATGACCATTTGCATATTTCACAAAGGTCATTTTTCACTACTTATAATATAATGAATTACGTGATTTCATCGCTATTGGCGGTATCTTGACAGCTTCCAGATACATAGAATATTATGAATTGATAATTTAGACAAAAAAGCAGTGGCAATAATATATTCAAGCGGTTAATAAGGGGGCATGTTATGGGGTATATTATTTTAGCTGTCATCGTTATTTATCTGCTCTACCTCCTTATCAGATACGTTATCATACCTTTGGTGTCCATTATTGCTTCGGCCTCTGCCGGTATCGGGGTTGTCAGCGCTTTTCTTGTCTCCCTTATCAATTATGTAAGATCATGTGTAGCAAACAGAAACCCCTATACAACCTATGTTGATGCCTCTTCCAAAAAACCATTTAAGGAGGCCCGGCGTAGTTATTTTTTTGGGCCTGGGTATCACCAGATCAGCAACATCATTAAAGGCGCATGGTCAAATAACGTTGAAACCTGGGGCAAGGTAAGGAGCTGGGTAAATGGCCTTGGGTCCCCTTGGTACATAAAAATGTTTCCCTGGCTGTTTTTTATTGTTTTCTCAGTTGTCATTTGGGTGTTCGGCAGCCTTTGGACTGCCGTTTTTTCGGCGGTGCATTTTGTTTTTATTTTTGCCTTTATGTGCATCGTATACGCGCTTTTTACGCTGCTCTGGATATCCGACCGCCTTGTCCTGCTTGTCAATTCTATATCTGCCCGCTGCCCTGATTGTAAAGAACGCAGCACTATACCTGCATTTCTGTGCCCATCCTGCGGTACGAAGCATACAAACCTAGTTCCCGGCCCTTATGGAATTTTTTCCACAACCTGTTCCTGCGGCTGCAAGCTGCCCAGCACTTTCCTGAATGGCCGATCCAAACTGGAAGCCATTTGCCCGGACTGCGGGCATGAGCTTGCTTCAAGCAGCGCAAGCCAGTTCGGCATACAGCTTGTCGGGGGCGTAAGCGCCGGGAAAACAACCTTTTTAACATCCTTTTTGCATCTGTACCTTCAAAACCTCAGGAAAAATAATGGCATCGAGATCAAGGCATACCCTCAGGATAGTTTTAATGAATTGGAGAAATGGTTTGCTACCGGTAAAAGCGAATCCACAAATGACATGAATGCCAACATGTACAGTATCGTTTATAAAAGAAGGAATTCTGATTTATCCCACCAACTTTCAATATATGATATTGCCGGCGAAGTATTTGAAAACCAATCGGCAGTTGGGCAGCACCAGTACCACTACTGCGAAGGCATTATTTTCATGGTGGACCCCTTCAGTGTGGCAGGTGTCCGAACCCAGTACGAAAGCGTTCATGGCGGAACACTGCCTATGAACTTTTCCACTTCAAACATCGGCGACGTAATTACAGGCTACATAGAAGAGTTTTCCAAAAAATATACCAAGACAGGAAAAATGAGTGATATTCCTGTCTCAGTGGTAATAACAAAGGCCGATGTGGATATCATCAAAAAACAGATTGGGCTGCCAAAAATCCTGGAAAATTTTAAAAACAATGCTGAACGCTATCACAATAATAAGGACGAAGCCCGGGATTCCATCTGCCGCGAGTATCTGAACAGTATAGGGATGTCCGGTGTGTTGAACAACCTGAAGGCGCAATTCACCAATGTTCATTATTTCCCAATCAGCGCCATGGGGCATGAAAAAAGCGAAAATGATTCCTATGACCCCTGGGGTGTTTTGGAACCTGTTATGTGGATTATAAATCAATATGATGCGAAGCTTACGGAGATTTTGAAATAA